CGTCGGCGCGCGCCTCTCTTTCAGACCTCTTTAAGGGGGAGCGCGAGGGGGAGCGCACTCCCCCTCGCAAATTAAACTTGTGAATACAGGGCATATATCTCCGCTCTTGCGGCGCTGATCGGCCTGCGTGGCGTTGTGCTCAACTGCGGCGGCAACTGGAACAACGCGGGCAAGGCGGGTTTGTGGTACCTCAACGGCAACAACGATGCGTCGAACTCGAACTCCAACATCGGCGCGCGCCTCTCTTTTTTGTCCCTGGTAAATTGGAGGGAACGGCCCCTCCAGGAGATATATGTCCTTGCCCCTTGGCAAAAAACGGTCGTAAAGAGCACGGGTCAGTAGGCGGGCGCTCGAACACCCGTGAGACAACAAAGACAGGGAGAACTCTTACCATGAAACGCGTAGGTTATTTGTACGAAAAAATCTGTGACCCGGACAATGTAAGGCGGGCCATCTTCCATGCCTGCCAGCACAAGCACAACAGAGGGTATGTCCGGCACATTCTGGCAGACCCGGAGCGGTACACGGCGCAGATCAGCGCTATGTTGCGGGAACACCGATTTGTGCCGGGCGAAAACCGCACAAGGATAATCCGCGATACTTCCTGCGGCAAGGAGCGGGAGATCACGGTGCCGCGCTTTTATCCAGATCAGATCGTCCATTGGGCGGTGATACAGGTATTAGAGCCTGTGTTATCCAAAGGGATGTACCGTTATAGCTGCGGAAGCGTACCCGGACGGGGAGGCAAGGCGGCAAAGTGGTATGTGGAAAAGGCTCTACGGAAGAAGAACACCCGGTATGTGCTGAAACTGGATGTGCGGAAATTTTTCCCGTCTGTCCGGCACGACAAGCTAAAGGAACTGCTGGCCCGGAAGATCAAGGACAGGGATGTGCTGGAGCTGCTGGGTGCCATCATCGACAACGGCGGGCCGGGCCTGCCCATTGGCTATTACACATCGCAGTGGTTATCCAACTTCTATTTGCAGGAGATCGACCACTACATCAAGGAAAAACTGAAAGTGCCGTACTATGTGCGCTATGTGGACGACATGGTGCTGATGGGGCCGAACAAGCGGAAGCTGCGCCGGGCAATGCAAGCCCTGGCGGAGTTTATGACCGCAGAGGGCTACGGCCTGACGATCAAGGGAAACTGGCAGTTGTGGCGCGTCCACAGCAGGCCGCTTGACTTTGTGGGGTATCGGTATTTCCGGGGATATACCCTGCTACGGGAGAAGCTGCTTTACCGGCTGACGCGGACGGTGCGGCGAATCGCTGCGCTGGGGCTGAACATCGGCAGGGCAAGGCGGTTCCTCTCGCGGCTTGGATGGGGCAAACGCATCAATTTCGGGCGGTATTATTGTCAGCACATCAAACCGACGATAAGCAAGGGGGCGGCCCGTGCGTATGTGTCCCGGTGGGAAAGGAGGTACAGATGCAGAACAAGCACTATCTGTCCCTGTTCTACGGCGTAGACGAGGCGTTGCCGGACGGGGAATTTTTGCGCCAGATCGGAGAGATCAACGATCTGTTGCGGGAAGCAGCAGAAAGGATGGAAAGCATGAGCCATTTGCGAATCATTCAGGAACTGGAATCGGTGACGGAAATCCAGGCGCGGGCGATCAAGGTTTTGTCCATGCGCCTTGCGGAGCTGGGCGACACCGAAACCGGGCGCGATGAAATTGCGGAAGCCGACAAGGCATACCGCGCAGTGATCGGCGGCGACGAGTGGCCGGACAACATGATCAGCCCCATGGGGCAGGAGGAATAACTACCGATGTACATTGACGCTAACATGATCATCAAGGCGGCCAGTCTTTTGTCTGCCGTCGGCGCTCTGGTGGCCGCTGTGATCGCGGTCTATAAGGTGATCGAATCCAACAAGAGGCAGACCGAATTTATCAACGCCATTCAGGAGGAGCAGACCTTGATCTGCTACGGCCTGCGCGGTGCGCTGCAGGGGCTTGTGGAGCAGGGATGCAATGGCCCGTGCAAGGACGCGCTGGACAAGCTGAACAAGCACCTGAACAACCACGCCCACCCCCGTATCAAGGAAACCTGATATGGGAGGCAAAAACGAAAAATCGAAACAGAGTGGCAGGCAGAAGAAGTCTATCGGCACGATGGACAAGATTCTGGTTGTCATTTTTATTTGCCTGGTGATCTTCACTGCGGCAATGATTTGGATTTTTACCGTGTACGGCTCCGTACCTGACACTCTCGTTACCTGTGTATTCACCGTCCTGGGCGGCGAGTGCGGCATCATGGGATGGATTAAGACCACCAAGGAAAAGCGGCAGGACAGAAAGTGGCAGCAGGAGGACAGACAACAGGAGCGGGAGGATATGGAGCGGGCCATGCAACAGGCCGACAATCCGCCCGACAACCCATAACGGAGGGAAACTATGCTGAAAGGCAACACCAACGAAGAAAAGATATGGAATTACCTGAAAGACGCGGGGCTGAATGACTACGGCATCGCGGGCCTGATGGGAAACCTGTATGCGGAAAGCGGCCTTGCGCCGAACAATCTGCAAAAAAGCTATCAAACGAAGCTGGGCTTTACGGACGCGGCCTACACCGAGGCGGTGGACAACGGCGAGTACGACGATTTTGTGCGGGACTGCGCCGGTTACGGCCTTGCCCAGTGGACATACTGGAGCCGCAAGCAGGGGCTTTTGAACTATGCTCTGGACATGGGCAAGAGCATCGGCAATCTGGAAATGCAGCTTGGGTTCCTGATGAAAGAGCTGCAGGAGGGCTACAAGGCCGTGCTGTCCGTCCTGAAATGTGCAACCAGTGTCCGGGAGGCATCGGACGCGGTGCTGACCAAGTACGAACGCCCGGCAGATCAGGGCGTAACGGTGCAGACCAGACGCGCCGCATACGGCCAGAAGTATTACGACAGGTACGCCGAGAAATCCGAGGCGGAAACCGTTACGACCTATAAGCCCAGGCTGACAAGGCCGGAGGCCGGGAACAAGTATTACATCACCAAGAGCGCCGGAGGCTATTCCGACGCGATCAAGGGAAAGCCAGTGGACGCGCAGTGCAATGTCCTGTCCAACTGCGTGGGCTATGCCTACGGCAGATTCAACGAGATCGGCGGGTATGGCTGCTGCAAGTATCTGCGCCCGGTGAACGCGGAGAACTTTATCCAGTTTGCGGGCGGCCTTGAAATCGGGCAGACCCCGAAGCTGGGTGCCTGTATGGTATGGCGCAAGGGCGCTACCCTGTCCGGCTCTGACGGAGCGGGCCATGTGGCAATCGTGGAGCAGATCATCAGCGCAACGGAGATCGTGACCTCTGAAAGCGGTTACGGCAACGCCACCCCGTTCTGGACAAAAACCCGTAAAAAGGGCAACGGCAACTGGGGCGCTGGGAGCGGCTATACCTTCCTGGGCTTTATCTACAATCCTGCGGTTAAGGATGGTGCAACCGCCGTACCCACACCCGCACCGGCTACCGACACCACCACGCCCGCCCTGAAATACAAGGTTGGTGACAAGGTGGAGTTTATCGGCACGACCCACTATGTCAGCTCCAATGCGGCCAGCGGAAAGAAGTGCAAGCCCTGTTCGGCGACGGTCACGGCGAGAAATCCCGGCAGTAAGCACCCCTATCACCTGGTCGGTGCCAGCGTCTACGGCTGGACGGACGAGGAGGACATTGCGGAGGAGGCCGACAGCGAGCTTGCCATTGGTGACCGCGTGAAGATGGACAAGGCGGCCACGGTCTACGGAACGCTGAAAAAGTTCCATTCCTGGGTGTACGCTGTAAAGCTGTATGTCCGGGGCATCGACGGGAACCGCGTTGTCATTTCCACGCAGAAAACCGGCGCTGTGACCGGCGCTGTCGATAAGAAATATCTGACGAAACTGTAAGGAGGATTTACCATGAACGATCTGATCACCAACATTATTGCGGTGCTGCTGGATTCCCTGGTCGAAATCTGCGGCCTGCTCTTTACCTGTGTGTTCCTGCCCTGGGTGGTGAACACCGGCATCCCCTGGTTGAAAGAAAAGCGGCTGTACTCCATCGTCGGCACCTTTGTCAAGGCGGCGGAGAAGATGGCCGAAGCCGGGACACTGACTATTCCCAAGAATGATTATGTGGTCAAGATGCTGGAGGCAAAGGGCATCACGGTAACGCAGGAAGTACGGGCTATGATCGAGGCCCGCGTGATCGAGCTGGATATTGCGGTACAGAATGGTATTGGCCTGCTGGGCGATGTGTTCGTTGAGAGCGAAGTTGAGCTGCCCGCAGAGAGCGAAAACGCAGAGCATACTTAAATAATAAGAAGTCCCCCGGTTGTCACGAAAATGTGATAGCCGGGGGATTTTTTGCGTTCATTTGCAATAAATAAGTTGCGAAAAACGAAATTGTGAATTATGATAGGGGCGTAAATAAGACAAAATGCGACAAGCAGAACGGAACGGAAAAACCGACACCGCCTGCGCAGATACCAGAGGGGAGGTTTCCACTGTGCAAAGCACAAAGCGGACATTCAAACACCTAACGAAGTCGGACAGACTGCGAATCGAAAAGTGGCTGCGGATGGGATTAAAGCCCGGCGAGATCGCCGGGAAGCTGCGCGTTCATGTTTCCACGGTTTACCGTGAATTGAAGCGCGGAGCCTATGAGCGGCTGAACGGCGACACATGGGAAATGACCACGGCATACAGCCCGGACATTGCAGAGGAACGGTATCAAGCCAATCTGCGGGAGAAAGGGCCTGATCTGAAAATCGGTAATGACCATGAGCTTGCGACCTACATTGAGGAAACGATCATTGCCAATGATTGCAGCCCTGCCGCCGTTTTGGGTTATGCACAAATGGAGGGGAAAGTGTTCAAAACTTCCGTGTCTGTGGCAACGGTGTACAGCTATATCAAAAAGGGTGTGTTCCTGCGGCTTACTCAGGTTGATTTGCCCCGGAGGGGAAAGCACAAGGCCAGTTATAAGCGGGTGGAAACTAAGGAGCCTGCCCGCGCCCCGGCTGGTGAGAGCATCGAGCGCCGCCCGGTAGAGGTCGATAACCGGGAAATTTTTGGTCACTGGGAAATGGACACGGTTTACAGCGGCGCGAATACCTCCACAAAGGCCCTGCTGGTGCTGACCGAGAGAAAAACCCGGCGGGAGATCATCGTGCTAATCCCAAATCGAAAGGCGGAAACCGTCGTCAAGGCCATCGACGCGCTGGAAAGAAAGCTGGGTGCTCCGATCTTCCGAAAGGTGTTCAGGAGCATCACAGTAGACAACGGCTCTGAGTTTTCGGCGGCGGAGGAGCTGGAGCGTTCTGTTATCAATAAGACGATTCCCCGGACAAAGATTTACTTCTGCCATCCGTATTCCTCATGGGAGCGGGGCAGCAACGAGAACCAGAATATTATGATTCGGCGCAAGCATCCAAAGGGAACCGACTTTGCAAAGGTGAGCAAGGCGGAGATCGCCGCGACGGAACAGTGGATAAATAATTACCCCCGCAAGATACTCGGCTACATGAGCAGCGAGATCATGTTTAAGCAGTGTTTACAGGAAATCGGACTGACGGCATAACATATCATTAAGGGAGAGAGGGCGACGAAAGGGACACTTTGCATGGAAAGGAATACCATTCAGAGCAGGCTACCGGCTGGGCGTTTCAACGGTGGCCTGGTTGTTATGTTCAAATTAGACAAAATTAGACGGTGAAATTTGTTCGCATTTAATGCTTGACTTTTCCTGGGCAAAGAAAAAGATGCAAATGATATTGACAAAAGCAGGCGAAATCATTATAATACTAATGAATGTGGTGTGAATAGTTGCCGATAGTTTCTTCGTGGAGTAAGATACTCTACGAAAATTGCCTGACACCTATTTCCTATATCATACTAAATACGGAGGAAAAAATTATGAGCGACGAATTTAACAATAGTGGTTCTGTAGGTGAAGTAATAACTCAGTCTACGGTATCAGACAAAGGTAAAGTTGCAACAGCCTTATTCTGCCTTTTCTTTGGTATGCTTGGCGTCCACAGATTTTATCTTGGCAGCCATGCTTCTGGTATTGTGATGTTAGTTATGTTCATTGGCGGTATTTTTATTCCTGTTTTGGGATGGGGACTGATTATTGTTGAAGCTATTTGGGTACTTATCGACTTTATTCGAATCCTTTGCAATAGCTTGGTAGATTCTCAGGGCCGCAAGCTGAGATAAACATTACATAACGATTATACGTTACAGTCAGTTAGCGTGTTAGAACTTTCAAAAACACGATAAAAGATTGATTCTCACTTGCGAGGATTATCTTTTATCGTGTTTTTTCATATATTTTTGTAATTAGGTGGTAAATAGTATGATTACGGAAACACAGATGCTCGCTCAAATCGAAGCAGCAAATCAATTTATTGATAAAAGTTACTTGGAAGCATTGCATGATTATCGTGTCCATCCATTGGACACATACTTAAAAAAACATAATTTAACAAGATTATTTCATATTCAAAAGATTGTATATGACAAAAACGAGGATATAAATGAAAAACTCATAAGTGTTTTTCATGCTGTAATGCCATTTTGTAAAAATATCGTCATGATACTGAAAGGATCATCGGATTGTGTTGACCTTTACTTTGGAATTCGAGCTTCACAAATCAGCAATGCGGCAACAGCCAGCGAAGTGTTACACGACTCGTTTCTTGGAAACTTTCCAGGAAGTAAAATAAATGCAATTAAGACCAGCCAAATCAGCGAAATATTTAATGAAGGCGAATGCGAACATACTCCGAGAAACATTGCATATGTAAATATTCTCCCCTCAGAACGTAATTCTAAACAGGGGGAATACATCCAAGGATTAGAAAAATTTATTGATACCATGCGAGGAAGCGAATATCTGTGTGAGATAATTGCTTCTCCTATAAGAGACAGCGAAATAGAATACCGAATGAATGGTTTTGAGGAACTATATTCAGCACTTTTTCCTTTTTCTAAAAAAACAAGCTCTCATGGACACAATGAGGGAACTACTTTGACTGAAGGCATCACAGAAAGTATTTCTGATTCTATCTCAAAAGGTATCTCTAAGGCGACTGGACGTTCTGACGGACATACCCACGGTAAAAATTCTGGATTTAATATGGGTATGCATATGTTACTAAATTTTGGTGTTACTACTGGAACTAATGAGGGATGGTCTACTGGCTCTAATGAAGTAAGTACCAATACCGATACAAGTACAAGGACAGATGCATTTTCTCGCCAGAAATCCACATCCCAAACTACTGGTACAACAGATAACTTGACGATTGAATTCAGAGATAAAAGTATCGAAAACCTTTTAGAGAAAATTGAGCGACACATAAAAAGACTTAAAACAGGCAGTTCTTATGGTGTTTGGGAAGTTGCATCATATTTTATGGCAAAAGAAAAGAAAACGGCTGCTATTGCTGCAAGCTCTTATCGCTCTCTATTATTAGGAGAAGAAACCGGTATTGAAAAGCCTAATTTTACTCTTTTTGACAGTACTGACAATATAACTGCAAGTATTGAAGAGTCACTATGCTATTGTGAGCACCCGACTTTTTTAATTCCAGTCTTTAATGGTTCAAATAACACGGAGCATATACAAGCATTATCTCCTACCAGTTATATCAACGGAAAGGAGTTAACGCAGTTGTTGAATTTGCCAAGAAAATCAGTTAACGGAATAATGATTACCGAAATGGCTGAATTTGGTAGAAATGTGCTTTCCAACACAGCTTATAAACAAAGAGAAATAGAGCTGGGGCATATCTACCATATGGGGCAAAAAGAAGATGCTCCTGTCAAACTAAATATTGATAGTTTAACTTCTCATTGTTTTGTAACTGGCTCAACAGGTAGTGGTAAATCAAATACAATCTACAAATTGATTGAAGAAGTAACAAAGGAACCATTCAAAATACCATTTTTGGTCATTGAACCAGCGAAAGGCGAATATCGCAATGAGTTCCGAAACGTTAAAAACATAAATTTATTCAGCACCAATCCTCAAATTGACCAAATGCTAAAATTGAATCCGTTTGCTTTTTGCGAAGGTATTCATATTTTGGAACACCTGGATCGTATAGTTGAGATTTTTAATGGATGCTGGGAGATGTATGCAGCAATGCCTGCAATACTTAAAGAAGCTATTGAAGAAGCTTATGTAAGTAAGGGATGGGATTTATTAAATTCTGTATATATTGGCGAGGGTGAACCTGTATTTCCTACCTTCATAGACGTTTTACAGGAACTCCCCAAAATAATCAATAGTTCGGAATACTCAGCTGATACAAAAGGAGACTATATTGGTGCTCTTGTTACACGAGTAAACTCTATGACTAATGGCATTTATGGCCAAATTTTTTGCGATGAGTTTGAAGTTGATAACAAAACTTTATTTGACGAAAATACGATTGTTGATTTGAGTAGAGTTGGATCTTCTGAAACAAAATCACTGATTATGGGTATTTTGATCCTAAAACTCACAGAACATCGCATGGCAAACGCCAATCGTGGTAATTCTGCATTAAAGCATCTAACAATTTTGGAAGAAGCGCATAATATCTTGAAAAATTCTAAGAATTCACAAGGTACTGCTGGCAACAATGTTGTTGCTAAATCTGTAGAAATGATTGTTAACAGCATTGCAGAAATGAGAACTTATGGAGAAGGCTTTGTTATTGTGGACCAGTCTCCTACCTCCGTAGACATAGCTGCTATAAAAAACACAAACACAAAAATCATTATGAGACTTCCAGAGGATGAAGATTGTAAGATTGCCGGACATTCAGTTTCCCTTACTGAACAACAAACGGATGAATTGGCAAAATTAGAAACTGGTGTTGCAGTTGTTATGCAAAACAACTGGTCCGTTCCAGTATTGTCTAAGATAAATGAAGCAAAACACCCTTATGAAGGTTATGAACAGCCAATAACATTTGAGAAACTCAAGGAATTTAGAAGTGTCGTTCTTTCAGAGCTAATAAATCAATTTGAATTGACTGACGAGCAGGATATTAGCAAGGTTATTAGCAAGGTAGAGGAATTTGATATATTACCATCTAAAAAAGCAGAAATGCTCCGAATGCTCGTCCAATTTAACCGCATTATGGCCAAAGGTTACGATAGCATTTTGTTCGGACGAACAATGTTGCGTTTAGTTGGGTGTAATGATGCATTTAGGAAAGCAGAAAAATACCTTGAATATAAAACTGATGATGAAGGTAATTTAATCGAATGTTATACCGACGAATCATTATCTGAATGGTACAGCCATATTGATAATGCACTTCCACAATATGTATCTATTGATGATACTTATCGTGAAATTGTTCGGCAATATATTCTTCATTCGAAGAAGTTCGAGCATCATGCAATCAGTTATAGCATTTTGTATCGTCAGATTTATACACAGATAAAATAAACAAATAGGAGGACACTGGTGTGAACCAAGTAGAAATAAGATATTCATATTTCTCCAGTAAAGCAGAGGTAACAATAAATGGAGAAAAGGTCAGTCCCTACAGTGAACTTACCACAACACTAAATCGCCCTTATATGGAAGCGTTCCATAATATTATTCCTGGGCTGGACAATGAGATTTTCGATGATTACCAAATTGATTTTTATGGTAAGCTGTATCCTTATAAATTACTTTTGACTACTTCAGGTCAATCGGAATTTTGCAAAGCGATTCAGCATCACGAGATTGAATCGCTCTATGATCCATCAGAGCTTCTAGAACGCCTTGCGATTATTAGCGAACAAAATAATATAACAGTAGAAAAAAATGCTAATATTACGGTTTACAATCCTTCCAATTCATCCGTTCCTAAAAGTGACTATTTATCCATCGTTGATAGTCCGAAGGCAGATATTGGTGTTTTTGTTAACCCAAACGAAATACCTTCGACGGTTCGTATTCCTATTATCATTTCAGATAATGTTTCGTACAAGAACCTTGGGAATCGAGCATACTATGCTATCCCGCAAACAGAAATGCCGATATTCTGGGATTACATAGTATTTGAACTCATTACTCGTCCTTTAATCGAGGAATACATAACTGCATTGAGATATGCCAAATTAAACCCGACCCAGAAAGCAGAGCTGGATTCAATAAAAAACAATGCTCCTGGCTACTATATTACAGATATTCCAGCTTCTTTAGATAAAGGGAAAAGCACTCCGATTGAATTTGCAAGTTTCCCAACAACTGCATTTTCACTTAGAAGCGAAAACGAATCTATCATTTCATGTAGTGCTGACACAGTTACTGCACATGAAGGTGGAACCACTTTTATTTCTATCATAAATGATAAAAATGAGGTAGTTGCTCAAAAACAGATTTCTGTAATTCAACATCAATATGTAGAGGAAATCAGACTTATCCCTCGTTTTGAGTATTTGAAGCGCAGCGAAAGAAATCGTATTGATGTAATTATTACACCTTTAAATGCCGAAGATGCCAACCGACTCTCATGGAATATTTCTAATCCCAATGTTATCCAGGTCGACGAAAGTGGTAACATAATTGCACTCGAGAACGGTAAGGCAACAATTACTGTATCTGGCTATGCAACAAGTGCTTCACTGGTGGTTGAAGTAAAACCTGCTTTGCAGAATTTAAGTTTTTCGCAACAGTCAGTTCGCTTGAAAACAGGAGAAACATTTATTCTTGAATGCAATGTAAGTCCTTCTGATGCACCTACCGAAAACCTCATTTGGGAACTGGATAACAAAACTATTGCATCCATCAATCCTTCTAAAACAGGAAAGAGATGTCAAGTAATTGCATCTACAAATTATGAAGGAAAAGGTAATGTCCGCTGCTACGATTCCGACTCTAAATTGGCGGCTATTTGCAATATTGAAGTCATCTCAAAGGTGAAACCGAGTACAACAGGAAAAGTCGCACTTTGGTGTTGGCTAATTGGAATAATTTGGCCATTCCTTCTTCCTATTTCTACAATAGCAGGATTTTACGGCTTATCCAGCGATCCTGAGCCTGACCATAGAACAAAATATATTGTTTGCACGGTTGGTAGCATTTTGACACTACTGTTTTGGCTTATGCTTGCAATGGGCTAATCATAAAAATATTATGCAAGGAGAATCAACATGAAATGGTTTGGTAATAGAAATCGTGAAGGTCATGAAGCAGAAATGCCTGATGTAAAACCTAAAAATCAAATAACACAGACTCCTGAAAAACAAACACCTGAAGCTAAGGGAAAATTAGATCGATTCCAAGATAAATCTCCTGAAGAACAAAGAAAAAGTCTTAATGAGCAATCACAGGATGCAAAAGATCGTCAAAAATTAGAACGTTCAAACAATACATCTTCTGAAGGGGATACATCAAGAGGTCAGCGTCAGTTAGAACGTGGATATGAAACTGAGCGTGAATAACAAATATGGGTAAATTAGGCAATTTTGATGGAATTGAAAAATTTGAAACACAACCAAAGAATAAAATGGAATCAATCCCATCTGTTACAGAAGATGAGCGAAAAAAGCTTGCTCATCAAGAAGGAAACAAAACCTCAGAATCCATCTTATCCAATCCGAAGATTGAGATGGATTCTGAGAGCCAGAAGCTTACCACTGGCAAAGAGCGATTGAACAATAAAAATCAGATTCGTCAAAAGCCAGGAGACTTAGTTCAATCGGGTACAGTCTGTGAAAACCCCAAATATGGAAAAGGTGGTGGAGAACAATTTTTTGTTCGCAATGCAGGCAATCAACCATTGCGAGAAGACGGAAGGATTCCGCTCAAAGAAGGTTACTTAGAAAAGGTCGGAGAAGAAAAGTTGCAACATAAAGATTCAGCAACTAAAAATGGAAACATAAAAACGCCTACGGTAATGGTTGACTCTACCCCACTTTCTAAATCAGAGAAAAATATATGGAAGCAACTTGATGAAAACACGAGGAACACACCTGCTGAACTTCCAGAGAATAAAAATAATGTAAAAAATCAAGGGAAATCTTTTAGTGTGGATAATACACCGCTTTCTAAATCAGAAAATAAAGAATGGCAGCAATTAAATAACAGCACAAGACCAACTCGAGATCTGCCGAAAGTAATAAAAAATGATAACGAACGAAACGAAATAGAAAATTATAATTATCCGCATTCCAACCAGGAGAACCTTGGTATGAATCAAGATGCTTTTGGTTCTTCGAGAAAATTAAAAGATGGAGAGGTGTTTTATCAATTACGTTCGGCAGATAACGATAAAACGAGCAACTATTTTACCAGTGCTGATACTATTGACAAATGCAGAAAGGGAAATGGCGATGTAGACACGGAAAAATTGCTTGATGCACTGCAAATCGACTCAAGCGGTAACAATGAGTGGATATTACGAGAATATGTATATCATAATAAACAATAACATACATCATATTACTTTCTTCGATGTTGATGGGTGGTGTACTGCATTGCCATGAAGGAATACAATGCTTAGAATTGATAGTTTTAAAGAGTCAGAAAGCCCAGAGCAAACACCAAATAAATCAAATGCTTTTGAAAAAGCAATCACGCCAGCAGAAGCAGATAAACAAAAGTTAGAACGCACGGAAGATACAAAATCCAAATACAGTTATATACCAGAGAAAAATGACTCTGGTAAAGATAAACTTTCAGATAAACCATCGTATGCTTATCGCTGGGATGGAAAACCAACGCATAATACAGAATGGGATTCACCTGCATCCCCTGCAACTAAACAGAAAACACTCAGCCGTTGGTAAATTTACAATACATAGAGGTAATATGCTATGGCCCGTATAGGTAATTTTGATGAAGCCGAGAATCCTGAAAAAGGAGTGGCTACAAAAGGAATGGCTGAGAATACTGCTCCATCTTCAATAGATAAGCGGAAGTTAGAGCGATCCTCTGATAATTTCGAAAGATGTAGAACTAGTAAAATTGATTCATCATCTGATAATGATGGAAAAGGAAAACTTAATACTGTCCGTCCGCATGAACAAGCCGTTGAAAAAAAGCAACCGGAAAATATTGAATCAAATCTAAACAATTATTTTAGTGACCTAAAAAATCGTTCCGATTGCCCTGATACTATTAAGGATCGCCCTTTTGAGTCAAGAGATCTTAAGAAATTGTCACCAGAGGAAACCGCTGCTAAACGTGATGAGTTTGATGATAAAAAATCAGATTTAAAGAAACAATGGGCTGAAGAACATGGACAACCATGGCCCAAATACGATAACGATGTATATTCATCGAACGGGAAAATGATAAGAAAAGCGGGTGGAGATTATGATGCCCATCATATTCAGCCACTTGGCATGGGTGGAAAAAATGAAGCTTCGAATATTACGCCACTTCATGCAAATGAACATTATGATAAGCAGGGGGTTCATGCTCCTGATAGTCCTTATAGTAAATTAGATAAAATGTTGTGAGGTAGGCTATGACTGGGAAAGAGTTTATATTACAGCTGAAAAATCAATCAGAAAATAAAGATGTAATTAAAGAAATAGAAGCAAAATACGGAATGCAATTGCCTATGATTGTCAAAAAAATTATCTCCTATTCTCAGGAAAGTATCTTTTTTGAGAACGGTTGGAGAACTCTTTCAACAAAAGAAGTTCTGGAAGCTTCCGAAGATCTTCATGTTGATTTTAGCACATTAAAGATTCTTCCGCTTTTTGATACCGGAGATAACGACTTTATTGTATATCGCTTTGAAAGTGATACATGGGCAAAATTCAATATTATTGATGAGTGTTTCTTTAAAAACAAAAATTTACTCGAATACTACTTCTGATGATATCAAATCACAGATTATGGAGAAAAAATGAAACATATAGGATTAGTATTATCGGGAGGAATGGGAAAGGGTGCTTACCAGATTGGTGCTTTAACTGCAATTAGTGAGTTCTTTCTTCCTTCCGACTTTGAATATGTCAGTGCTGCTTCAATTGGCACTTTGAATACATATGCTTTTCTAACCGACAATTTAGAAAAAGCAAAGAATATTTGGGAAAATGTTAATCTTGAAGGTAATAAACGATTTATTACATCTGTATTGAAAAGTACATTTCTGCAAGAAATTATTGAAAATATTGTAGTAGATAAGAATATTGAAAACACATTTTATGTTCCATTACTTGATCTTTCAAGCAGAGAACTTGAATACTATGATTTTTCTTCGATTGTGCCAGCGGATATGCAACAATATTTGTGCGCAAGTGTTGCAATGCCATTTTATAATAGAGGAGTGAAAATCGGAACGAAATCTCTTTACGACGGTGCAGTCGTCGATAATATTCCAGTTTATCCCGTTCTAAAAGAACATTTGGATTATGTAATTTGCATCTATTTTGATGATGTCAATTACATCTTTGAAGATGTTGACTCTGACAAAAAAGTTATCAGGCTAACATTCCCAGATAAAAAGATTGTATCAAACTCGGTTTTTATCCAACACGATTCTATTATACGAATGATAAATGAAGGATATAGAAGAACCAAGGAGATTATGACATTTATCTTCTCAAATGGTTTTGACGATTTGGATTTTATACATAATAGAATTGCTGAAATTAATGCTACTAATAGTAGTCATAGAACTGTAAGAATAACTGGCGATGTAATTGTGACTAATCTAAATAAACTTGCAAAAAAAATCATCCGCCATGACAAAATAACTGAAGGAGGAGAAATACATGAATAAGTCCAAATGGAAAGTCATAGGAAGCATCGGCATGGTATTGGCAATCATTGCCGGTCTTATTACATTGTTTATTCATCATAACAACTAATCCTTCTAACTTGCACAAAGGAGCGTAAATGGGAAAAAAATCTGATGTTTTTGATTATATAGAGTGGCGAGGGGACTTATCTTTTCAGCAGAGTGCATTTAACGAAATTGATGCACTAATACTTTCCATATTTGCATATCTGGATTTTTCATGTGTAAAGGATGAGATTATATTCTTTAGAGATGCTGTAGAAAAAATAAATTCAATGCCTGACGAACAAAAATTTGATGGTCCAGGAATTATAATGGAAGATGTTGTAGCCTTAGCCAATAAAGCTGCAACCGCTGAACGTTACAGAGATATGGGAGTGTTTAAATTTGTTGACATTACAGATGAGAAATTAGAAATACAATTCGCAGCTGTTACATTTATACTTCAAGATACAACAGCATTTATATCATACAGAGGGACAGATAATACCTTGGTTGGATGGAAAGAAGACCTCAATATGTGTTTTATTGATGGTATTCCGTCTCAGCTTGAAGCCGCAAAATATGTTGAGTCGATTGCTCAAGAAATTGACCTTCCATTACGTTTAGGCGGTCATTCCAAAGGTGGTAATTTGTCCATTTGGGCAAGCGCACATCTCTCCTCTGAACATAAAAAGCGTATCATAAACATTTTTAGCAATGATGCACCTGGTTTTAATGAAAATTTTTTGAATGCAGATTACTATCTTGACATTAGAATGAAAATACAATCTTTTGTCCCAGAATCATCTATTGTAGGTGTTCTAATGGAACATGATACTTATACAATTATACGCAGTTCCAGTCCGTCTCTTTTACAACATAATCCATTTTCATGGATAGTTTCTGGTAAACATTTTGTTTATGATAATTCCAGAACTCTTTCTGGAAAGCAGTTTGAAAAAATTATTAACTCGTGGATTAAAGCAATGTCTGTAGACGAACGTGAAGAATTGATCGAAAATATTTATGATATTGTTACTTCCTCAGATGCCAAAACTTTAGAAGATTTTGATAAAGCAAAAATAAAATCAATTATCTCAATGTCACGAACATTTCGAGAAATGGGATTAAGAAAACAAGCTCAGCTCATTTTTAGCCTGAGCAAAATCCTTTTTAATAGTGATATTCTTGTAAATAACAACCTTAAAAATCTCTTATTAGATAACAATGATTAATTATATGACAGGTAAGAAGAAATGATCATCATATCTTTTGAATTATTATTTATTTTGTTTTTTGTAATATCTTTGTGTGCGGATTCACTTGCACTTAGCGCAACTCTGTGGATTACTCAGAATTGGTTTGCAATAAAAGCCGGAATATATGCTTTCTTTTTGTTAGTAATATTGATTGAGGTTTTGCCAATCATAAAAAAGTATTCTAAGCGTCTCGTATATTGGTTCACAGGTTGGAATTTATTACGATCAATAGTTGCGGCAAATTATCTACTTTTCTTACTTAACGATTTGGCTAATAATTATTCCACATGGGGTTTTGGCAATAAATTATTATCTATGCTTGGATTGCAAGTAATGATAATACCGCTATTTGCATACATCTTTTTTGAAATCACGATAGATAAACTGGGCGGCATTACATATAAATCCTCTTTCCTTGGTGGAGTTTTAGGATGCGCAGGCATAATATTAGGAGCATTGCTTTTTCTTCTCTAACACAAATTGGCAAGCAGTGGGAAGTGGTACCACTTCCCCTATTTTCACGATTATCTCATTCGAGGTAATCGTGAAAATTTGCTTGTTGGGGCAGCATCCCCAATCCCCTTTGAACGACACTAAAGGTGTCGGCTACACGAGTATACTCGTTATTATTTTAATTGATAATGTGACTGTAAAAGTTATATAACAGCCAAGAAAATAAACATTAAGGGTGTGAGAAATGTGACGGTATGTACTTTTGCCGGTCACAGAGAAGTATATCAAACAAATATTTCTGACAGCTTGGACGAAGCTATTTCAAAAATTATCGAATGCGATGACAGCTTCAGATTCCTTGTTGGAGGGATGGGTGATTTTGACGGTATGTGTTCTTCCGCAGTACGCAAAGCCAAGAAGAATTTTCCTAACAAACAGATCAGCTTAGAGATTGTCTTGCCGTATCTCACACAAGAACTTAATGATAATAAAGATTTCTATGAAGCGAGCTATGATGATATAGTTGTTCCTATCGAGCTTGCCGGTGTCCATTACAAATCTGCTATTGGAAAGAGAAACCGTTGGATGGTTGAGAAAAGCGATTGGTTAGTGGCATTTGTTTATAGAGATTTTGGTGGAGCCTATACTACCTTGCGTTATGCTGAAAAGAAAGGCTTACAGATTATCAATCTGGCAAAATAAACTCATGCGAGGAATCCTTATGAAAAGAAAACTCATTTTTTTATTTTGCTTACTATTGGCTCTAACCGGATGCTCTAAATCGGAACTTCCTGACTCCGGCACTCAAGTAAAATACGATGCAGAAGAAAAAGAGGAAGTGATTTACACATCCAAGATTGAAAAAGAGAACTGCTGGCTATGCAGCAAGCAAGGAAAAACACTCTTACCTGCTTATGCAGGACAAAACAATGTCGGTATCATCTGCATCAACAACTTCGACATGTCTCCGGTAGCGATTAACCGCTACGATGACTATGGAAACTTGATTGAAGAAGCCGCAGGACACATGAGCATAACACATAACAGTTTCGGTGAAGATGGAATCTCAACCAGCGTTAATGCTAATCCAGACCGAGGATATGCTGATGTTCATGTTTATCTCAAATCCAATGATTCTGTAGACAAAAATAGCATAGAGTCTATGCTCTGCCAAGATTGCTTAACTACAATTATGAACGAAGCATGGGATGAGCCTTATGGAATCGGAGTTATCAATTTTGAAACGCTTGAATTTCGACTGTTTGAAGAAAATATCACCGCTTTTACTTTTGGCGATTATTACATCGACATTGATCGACGAGAAAACAAAGATAACCCAGAAGAAATTGAGTTGGACTTACTGATTTTCTATTGTCCGCCAAGGTACGAATAAAAAAAGACTGTCGCCGCTATCGCTCCAGATGGAGAAATAACGACGGCAATTTCTTTATCGAACAGTTTTCTTTTCTTGTTCTTTTTCCTGCTCTTTCTTTTTGTCGATGTTCAGAATCGTCTCGACAGTTTTCTTGGCAATCAGATATTCCTGCATATCTTTCTTGACCTGACGGTATTCTGCGTAGTCCTTTTTCTTTTGGACTGTCAGCTGATGAATTTCCTCATACACCGATTTGCGGAGTGGGAGCTTCGTCAGATTTAATTCATCAAAGGCTTTCTTTGCGGCCTTGTGAAGTGTAATCTCCTGACGATGCTCCTCGAAAAACTTTTTGCTGTAACCGGCTTTGCGGTATTCCACATAGGTTTGTCTTGTTGCGGAATAATTGTCCATGTGTTCCAACAACGCCTGAAGCTGAATAACTCTTTTTTCTGAGTCCTTGATAGAATCAGAAAGCTCCGAAAAGCGGGAAGATAATTTATCTGTCAGGGCAACCAGATCCTCGTAATTCCCAATGCCTTTTTCTTTCAAAAGGCATACGGTACGGGCAGCTTCTTTTCGATTGAACTTCTTTGCCCATTTTTCGTAGCCGACAGATTTTCCTTCAGCCACTTTGGATTCGATGTCAATGAGCAAGTTGAACTGTTTCGGCTGCGCTTTGCGGAAATTTGTCTTATGCAGACTCTTACCAGAGATCACTGCACGAAGTTCTTCTTTACTGTAACCGTCGCCCAGGGAGCGCAGACGGATAAATCGTTTCTGTCCTTTTCCCTTGAACGCCGGTTGCTTACCGTCCTTGAACTCATAGCCCATAGCAGAGAGGGATTGCAAAAACTCTGCGAAATCCTTTGGTTTTTCTTTCAGAACATTGTCGATAGCTTCGCACAGATCATCACGCTGACTGCGCCGCTTGGGATAGTCTGTTCGCTTAACTCTTTCACGATAGGGCTTGGGCGTGATGATGGAAAGTCCATGCTCTGCACAAACACGGTCACTGAGTTTCTGAACTGCAAGCCCAGACAGGAAGAAGTTATCAAACTTCCGGGAACCATCAACCGTCGTTGAGTTATAAATGATGTGGTTGTGTATATGAGCCTTGTCGATATGGGTTGCCACGATAAAAGCGTGTTTACCCTTTGTCCAGCGCATTGCCGTTTCATATCCGACTTGGTTTGCTTCCTCCGGTGTAACTTCGCCGGGTTTGAAAGACTGGCGAATCTGGTAGGCGATTGTATCGTTTTTCTGCTGCCTGCCAGTTTTGTGTTGGTACTGCCTTTTTGAAAGAAGAAATTCTTCATCAGCGGTTTTGGGATCGCACTCAAATGAACTTATGAACTCACCATCATTAGTCTTTGCCGCATTCTGCGAATAGTCGGTTCGATCAGCCAGACACTGAGCGACCGTTTTTCCCTTGTTCACATGGAGAGCAATCAATCGGGTTGCAGCCATATCCCATCACATCCTTTCCAAAAGAAAAAGTCACCGAACGGTGACTTCTCTGATATTTCATATTCAGTTTTACGAGTGGAGGAAATCTCCAAGAAAATCACTGAAGGTCTCTGCCTTAACTACAACCCACATCAAGAGAAAGATTACTGCGATTGCAGTAACACCCATGACCGCAAGGATAGCCAGGGATTCCCACATGGCTTTGACCACGCAGAAAATCGCACAGCCAGCGAGAACCAGAAGCAACAGTCCAATCACATAGGAGGATATATTGGTGAGCAGATTGCCAAGGATACATACAATTTTTGTTACGAGAAGCACAGGGAGTGCGAATACTTTCAATACCATTTTCATCATAAGGGTCAGCTCCTTTCTTTCACTTATATTGTACCTTATCGTGTGAAAACACACAATGATGTCAAGTGGTATGTAAAAGTCGCAGTCGAAACTGCGACTTCCCGACAAGTTGTCGGGGATTACTGGAGAGATGCCAAATGGACAAGAACATCTTTCATATCCGTCCAGATTTCTTCCAGGTGTCGATGGTTTCCTTACCAAGCGACTGGTTCAACTCTTTCAGAGTAGTCGGCTCAGAACCACCGAGGAAAATACGGGAGTCCATATTACCGATGATGGTATCAGCGTTGTCCTTGTAAATGGCTTTCAGCTGCGACTGTGCCTGAAGCACCAGACAAGCTGAAATCTCACGGCTTCGGATAGTGGCAACCAGTTTCTCCAGGTTCGGGATCTGTCCAATATTTGCCGCTTCGTCGATCAGGCATCGCACATGAACCGGTAATCTGCCACCATACACATCATCTGCCTTTTCGCAAAGCAGATTGAAAAGCTGGGTATAAATCATGGAAATCAAGAAATTAAAGGTCGCATCTGTATCCGACATAATCAGGAACAGTGCTGTTTTCTTGTCTCCCAGAGTATCCAACTGCAATTCATCATAGGCAGTAACATCTCTGACTTCCTGAATATCGAAGGGAGCCAGTCTTGCACCGCAGGAAATCAGAATACTTTTGGCTGTCTTGCCGGCAGCCAGCTTGTATTTCTTATACTGACGAACTGCGAAGTGATTTGGCTTTTTCTTTTCCAGAGCTTCAAACATCAAGTCCACAGGATTCTGGAACTCCTCATCGTCCTCACGCACCTCCATTGCGTTTAAGAACTCGATCAGAGTGGAGAAGTTCTGTTCCTCCACCGGAGCTTCGTAATGGATATAGCCAATCAAGGCACAGTAGAGCAAAGTCTCTGCTTTCGTCCAGAACTCGTCACCGGCTTTTCCGTCGCCCTTGGTGTTGGCAATCAGCGTAGTCACCAGTTTCAGAATGTCTTTTTCCGAATGGATATAGGCGAAGGGGTTATAGTGCATCGACTTTTTGAAGTTGATGGTGTTAAAAATCTTGATGTTATAGCCATGCTTCAGCAAGGCATTACCACATTCGATGACAATGCTGCCCTTCGGAAGCGTTTCGTCAAGACAGAATGTGCATTTTATTTGCAAACATTTTATGAACAACGCACATCCTGCCTTGATGGTGGTTTTATCCGCACATGGCGGCGTTGCGAATGTCGTTTTTGATAAGGCGCAGCACCTTATCGTCCATTGTTTCCTTGCTCGTCTGGCTGAAATGGATGCCTACCATGTAGGTGGTCTTTCCAATCTTTCTGACAATCATGGGTGCGGTCTGCTCGGTGGTTGTGGGTGCTGTGTTCTTTGTTTTTGCCATTGAATACCTCCTTGAAATGAAAAAAGCCAGACAGGGTGTGAGGGTCGGCAACGAAGTCCGGCAACGGGCTTCAAAAAACCTCGAACATAGTCCTATCTGGCTCTTATACTATTTTT